AACTAATAATGAAATCGTTTATGTAAAGCTAAATTAGCTAAATTTACATAATTAATAAATTTATTTTGATTAACTAATTGTACTGCACTTGGGGCTGGACTCGGATTAGCAGACATATCTCCGACACTGGCAATAGCTAGTTTGCTACATTCTCCTGTAATTAAATAATCAATGTATTCAGAAACTTTCATGTCATCCTCTAAGAGGGCGGATAGGCAGGGGCTACCAAACCCCTACCTACCCTGGAGGCACACAATACCCCGCCTGAACGGGGGCGCGTGAGTTTAAACAAAATTAACTATATATACCGTTTATCCGGTTTTTTACCAATGCGTTTACCACGATAAATACCACTTTTAACCTTTGGTGTTACAGGTGGTGTTGTGGGTTTCTTTTTTGGTTTTGGCTTCGGCTTTGGCTTCTTTGTTTCTTCAACTTCCCTATCAGCCGAATAAAACATTCCAGCTTTCTTCACTCGATGTACTGGCATTGCTTATCTCCTTTAACTAAACAAAATAAGAGCTGTCTCCCGCTTTCTTGGTGTTGTCATCATCACCCCACATAATTGAATCTTCTAATTCATCTTCATCTTCTTCTTGCGGTCCTACTTCACTTGGTTTCCATGCATTTAGTTCTGCCAACATAGTGATCGTATCTATATGATCATCGTGTTTACTTTTAAACCCCTTTAGAGTAGCTAAAGACAACTCAAAAAGCAACTCTACAAGTTCTTCACTGTCTTTTAATTCCTCAGGCAACCATATTTTTTTAGATTTAAACAAGGGAACAGCATTCTGTTGAAATCTGCTCATCTTATCTTTAGTAGGCCTAATTCCTATTGTATTGCTATTTTTTCCTTTAGACAAAGTAAAATAATTATTGCGCTGTCCCATCTCATTCTGGATCCAACTAATAAAACCACCTTGCTGTCCAGATACTTCAATACCTACTTCCTGTGGTCGGTATTCTTGAGCTAACCTAAACAGTGCATCTATCGTATCATTCATGAGCGCGCGTTTACAAAATCCATCTACCCAAAGCCAATCCCCATTGTTATTAAGGGCCCAGACATTGATTACACTAAAATCGGCATGTTCTCGATCAGATGTAGCAAAATCTGTAGTGATGTAAAAGTTATAAGCTCCCTTATTTTTCAATACGTTACTGCGTTTATACCAGATTAAATCTGAATCCTGGATTAACCTGTCTTCTTCTGATGTGATGCGCAGCATTAACTCCTGGTTAAATGAATCTAATTGTCCGGCTCCTTTAGCTTTAAGATATTGATTATTTACATAATCATAACCAAATCTATCTTCCCAAGCCCCTTTAAACTCTTCACGTGAGCACGGAAACACTTCACAAACTGGGTATACGTTCACGTACCAAACACCTGATTCAATAGCTTTATATAAAGGATCTTTAGCATTAAACGGAGTTCCAGACCAAATAACTTTCCTCTTATTAGGATGTAGCGCGTAATCAATAGCCGAGTAGACCGTGTTTTCCACATTCTCAATAATAGTCGCGGACCTAGCATCTTCATCCCCTAGTAAATCATCAAGCACAGCAAGTTGAGGTCTCGTATTTAACTCAACTGTACCACGAACGCCTGTCTTCGCTCCATGCCCGGTAACAACAAATTCCTTACCTTCAGCATTTTTAAAATACCATCTGATATCAGTAAACCTGGCAGTAGTAATATATCTTTTTAAAAATTCACTATTCTCACAACGTCTTTCCATACGAAGCCGCATTTTCTTTACACCATTTTCAATACTATCTGAAAGGTATAGAGCATAATTCACTTCACCAAATTTAGGAATAGATCCATATACAGCTAGATATAAAAACAGATACTCAGCAAAAATAGTAGTTTTAGCCAATCCGCGAGCACACATATTAACAGTATTCTGATTCTTGCCCGCTATTTTATCCAGCATTTTATAATGAATTACCGGAGTTTTATTTTCTTCACCTTTCTCGCCATTAACTAATTTAATAAACGATATAAACTCTAAGGCAAATTCACTGGGCGTATATGTAGGGTCATCGTTATAATCAATTTCATTAAGCCAAGCATCTACTGTTTTTTTAACTAATGTCAAAATATTTACTCCTTACGAAGTTCTTTAGTCAAGATACCCATCCATGTAGCTTCCGCAACTACAGTACCATTTACATCTGCTTTACCAATAAATCTCCAAGCCGCACTCACTTTATTTAAAAGAGATACTTTTAAATATAATTGATCTCCAGGTATTACGGGTTTTAAAAATCGAGTTTTATCTATCGCAGTAACATAACTTATATACTCTTCTAGATTTCCAGTAATACTCGAATTTTCAGCAATATGTGCTGCAAGAAGATTACTTGTTTGAATAAGAGCTTCTAAAATAAGGACCCCAGGCATTATAGGATCACCGGGAAAGTGCCCTTGAAAATGTGGCTCGTTGTTACTCACATTTTTTAATGTAACAATTTCTTTATCATTTACTTTTATTACTTTATCTACCATTAAAAACGGGTAGCGCTGTGGTAAAATCTTAAATATATCTAGGGTACTACTCATCAATTACCTCATAAGTTGTTTCTACCGGCACAACTTTTTTAGCTATTATTTCGCTATGAGCTACTTCTTTAGCGCTGGACTGACCGTTTAAAATCATACGTAATTGTTGTTGAGCAAGGGCTTTGGTAGTAGCACGGAGATCCTCCACTATATCATTGCTATAACCAATATCAATTTCTACTTTAGTTGTAGCTGGAGCTGTTAAATTACTTATCAAGCTTTCAGCTGCTTTCTGTCTCACTAGTTCTGATTTAGCTGTATGCATTAGATCTGCCTGCACATTAATAGCTTCTTGATAAACGCCCGCATTCAATATATGCGTAGGAACCATAGTTTGTTCCATAATCTTGGTAATTAAGGTATTTTTACCATAATTATCAGCAAAACTAGCTATATACGAAGCCGATGCTCCTTTATCTATCAAGTTTTGGTAACGATCCGGAAATACTTTACTATAAGCAGTAGAGGCCTTATCTCCCATTAATTTAAGAGATACATACTTTACAGCATTTACATAAGCTGCTAAAGAGTACTTCCCAGTCGATAACACTGAAGAATAGGTTAATGTATTATCCCTGAATACTCTTCTTAATTCAGAATCAGGTTCTGAATTAATCATGGCAACAATATCGTCGGTTATGTGCTTTCGAAAGCGTTTATCAGGCACAGCTCCAGATAACTGTTCTTTAGTTAAATGATCTGTTGTTTCTAAACCAGTTTCGGTATCTTTTAAATTACTTAATTGCATTACGAACCTCGTTCCATTTATCAATAAGTATATTATGAGAGACCCCGTCTGCATAACATTCATGTGGAGATACCATCCATTTATTTTTATCTAAACGAACTAAAACACTCTTCTCCACCAGCTCCGTCCAATATTTATCCCAGGTACGATAGTCTGTTATCCAGCTTATTGTCTTGATAAAAGTTTTCTTATCTATCTCATTATTTTTATTAGACAGAAGTATAAGCGGAAGTAGTAACGCACAAGCCGTGCGCGATAGTTTATTATTAGCCGCCATGTCTGTATTGATATATTTACTCATGCTTTCTCCGTCTTATACTATTTTTAAAACGAATGTATACTAAGTAATTTTTTGCTTTCTGCATTTTCCATAATGAAGCTTGATAGACATGATGTACCGAAGGAGGTTTAATAATAGATGTTACTATTAAGTTAACAAATAAGGGCCACCATCCTGTTAGATATGTTCTAAGAGTCAATTTAATACCTTTCTGCCAATCAATCGTATTTTTAAAACAAGTAAAGCCCAGCGACACTGTTTCCAAATAGTTTCTAAAAAATATCTAGGATAAAAAATAAAAGGGGACTCAATTGGTAGGATTGAACGTCTATCTTTACGTATTTTACATCGAAGAAATCCTCCCTCAGCTGGGTGAACGTTTTCAATACTAGTACACCCCTTATCCCATACGAGTTGATCCATTAATTTAGTAATATTTATATTAGTTCCTATTGATCGTTTTATAATAGTCTTAATATGACTATATGAAAAATAAGTGTCCCATGCCATATAGTAGGTTTTTTCTGCATTCTCTTTTAAAATACCTGAATGTGATATAACTAAATGAGTTAAGTCATACGCATTTAAATCCTTATTTATAATAGACTTATCAATACAAAATTGTTTATAATTCTCTGCTCCAGGAAGAGGAGCTAAATAAGTAAACTCTAATAAATCCAGGGGCAACTCCTTTTTAATTATCTCTATATCCCGTAATATAGATTCTTGAGTATCAGTAGGGAATCCTAAAATATACCCACAATAAGTAACTACACCTGCGTTCTTCCAAGCAAGTAGCATTTTGCGATAATTACTAAATTTATTCTGTACTTTATTCACAGACATCAGATTATCTGAATTGATATTCTCTAACCCAATAAAAACCATTTTAACCCCAGCTCTCCCAGCCTTTTCAATAAAACCAGGTATATTATGACAAAGAGCATCTACTTGCATACGAAAATTGATTTTTAAGTTATCTACTTCACGTAGTTCTATAAATTTATCTAGAATAGCCTCCCAGTTTTTATTACGGGCAAAATTATCATCAGAAATTAAAAATAAGCTTAAACCCTTTTTTACGTTAAGACGTATAATACTTTCAATACTTCTAACTGAGCGATAACGTGAGGTTTGTCCTTGGACAGTTATAATTGTACAAAATGAACAATTAAATGGGCAGCCTCTTCCTGTGTCGAAACTTGTCATAAAACCTGATGTTAGAAAAACATTTTCTATTGGTAGAAAGGGTATCGCAGTATTTTCAATATCAGGTAAGTCATCTAGAAAATTATAAACAGGTTTAATTTGATTATTCGCTGCGTCAATTAAAACTTGAGCAAATCTTCCTTCAGCTTCACCTGCAAAGAAAGAGACCCCTATCTTTGTAGCTATTTTCATATAGGAGTCATATTCTATATCCATAGATATCATCCCGGATACGTGAAATCCACCTATAGCAACTTTAATTCCCTTTGCGCGTAATGGTTTAGCAATATCCAATGCACGGGGGAATTGATTCGATTGAACACCGACAAGCATCAGCATTCCGTCATCCGCACTTTCTATCAAAGAAGCAATCTTCTCCGTATTGATATGAGTATTCACTTCATCAAAAACATGAATATCTAATTTTACATCTTTACCCAGTACCTTTTCTTTAGCACATTCAATTGCTAAACCATGAATACATGCTAATGAATTAGAAGGCATAGAGGATCTAAACCATTGAATCACATATCCGTCATCATCGTAATGTGAAGGTTTAACCAGGATAAGACTAAATTTTTTCATTCAGTTCTAAGCCCTTTGCTAGTCTGGGTATCCCACATATGCTTAACTATAAAATATTGTTTGTCGTTCCCGTTAAACATGACATCAGGATTTAGCATATATTCTTTTTTTGTATATTTCCTGATTAAATTACATTTCTTCAAGTCACGAATCCCTATTGAA